AAAAAGAGGACGCCAGGTTATACCTGAGCGCCCCCTTTCCCCACAACTGCCGCTAAGGGCTGTTACAATCATATTCCATAATCAAACATATTATGTCAAGCTACTTAAAGTGAGAGAGGTGGCAGGGAGGAAATTAAACCACCTCTCTCTGGTGGTGAGTCTATACAATAAACAACTAAAGAAAGAGAGGGTATTCACATGGATGGCTTTGTAGATGATCCCCAAGCAGATAATTATGATAATTGGGGCAAAGCTCCTAGCAGACAGACATCACATGTATTCTATTCATGCGATAACTATGATGCAATACCGTACAAGAGAGGTGATTTTAGTTTAGGCTTGTCAGAGGCAGAGCAGTTTCGTGCTAGAAAGGCACAGCGAGAAGCTCCATCCTGATACACAAACGTTCTGCTCTATTGCGAACCTGAGTATGCCACTTGGAATCTCGCATCTGAGCAGCAGCTTCTTCCCAATCTTCATTATCCACTGCTTCTTTCATCTTCTTAAACTTAGATAGCCGTGGATAACCAAGGTTAAACATCATGTTTGCTATAATTAACTGTACTTCTTCTTGGAAGCCAAAGAAGTTTGAGTACAGCTTTTCACAATCGTCTATAACAATCTTGATGTCTTGGTCAAAACACTGAGCAACACGTTCTTCTGATACAGCTTCACCAACCTCTAGCTCGTATTCAGGCTCACCTTGTTTAATAAGATGACCCACACCCATCGTTTTGTATCCTAAATGGTCTAGATAGACTTCGTGTTTTATGCCTTCATCAAACTCCAAGTCTTTACGCAATCGTTCCAGATCCATTATTTCCTCCTAAACTTATCTAAACCTTTCAGCCCCAGACCAGCCAGTATCGTAACGTACAATATGTTTTGATACCAATCGGGCAACTCATTGAGTCTTGCAAAGCCTTCTTTAACTAAGCCTTCTGCACCAGGGATAAAGCTCATTACACACGGGGCTAATACAGCTATTGTAATTATCTCGTCTTTCCAAGAGCCTTTTGTAGACTCAGCCATGATAAGCTCCCACTTGCTATCATGCTGTGCCGCAGTTTTCATAATTTCTGACTTGGCTTTTTCCTTCTCAACCTTACCTTCAAGGAAGGTCTGGGCTAAACTACCAACAACACCTAACAGTTGAATCATTTGCTTAACTCCATTGCTAATTTTAATTTAGCTAATTCAATTTCAAGCTGTTGAACTCTTATGACAGTATTTTGCACAGACTGAGGCGGCTGGAAATCATCTATCCAGCTATCATTTTCCTCTACTTCTTGCATGGTTAATTCAAGGTTATGTTCAAGAAAAGCAATGCGTTCTACTAACCCAAAGTAAACCCAGACAGACACGCCAGTAAAAGCAATCATGCTTATTAGATTGCGTAAAGGAATAGTCACTTCACTAGCTTCGTTTAATCTTGTGGCTGCGCTTTTCATTTCTTGTTCTCATGCCCCATCCAAATGCCAAACGCACCTGTCATAGCACCCATAACCACGCTTACAAAAGCTGATTGGCTAGCAGTAGGCGCATCTAAATCCATAAACCATTCAGCGCAACGCCAACTCATCATAGTCATAACAAGCATCATGCCCCTTGGAAGAAGGGCAGCTCTGCGTGAGTAGTCTAATATTTTATCTATCATTTACATAAGCCAGCCAATAAAAGAAGCCAATTACAGTAGAAACTAAAGCTAAACAAAGAATACTAATTAAAGTTATTTCAATCCAATGCTGGATTTTTCTTTTTCTTTCTTGAGCAGCATTTATTCTAGCTTTTCTAGCTTCAGCTTGAAACCTTACCCAGTCTCCCCAAAGCCCAGGTCTGCCTGTGTATATCATTAATTGCTTTAGATCTTCTTCTTGCTGTTTGAGCTTCTCTAAATGCATAAATTCTTCTAACTCACCGCCAGAAGATAAGACACTTCTCTTTCTTTTCTCGCCCTTCTTTCTTAAATCTTCAGTGGCGTTTACATAATCAGAAACTTTAGACCCAACATCAGCAATACTTTTGCCGTTCATCAGTGCTGTTTTGATTACAGCAAAAGCAGCATTAGCAGCGGCTATCTCTGCAAGCATAATTAACCACGCCACACCATGCTTAATAACAACACGATAGTTGTACCAGCAGAGCCTATCATTATATTCTCTAACCTTTTAATCCTAGATATAGTTTCATCCCAACGTTCAGCACAAACTGCTTCATGGGTATCTATCTGTGACTTTACTGATTGCGTTGTTGGCTTAGTCATTAATCACCTACCAATGCGTTCTTCTTTGTGACACAAGAAGCTACGATAGCGGCAATAGCATCTTTAACTGTAGCGTCATCAGTTCGTAACGCTTGAAGCTCATCATCAATAGAGTAGCTCTGCCTTATTTCCTCAACACATTCTTGGTTCAAAATTTTTGCTTGAGGGCTGTTAGTCTTAACCCAATTTTTATCTGCCGTAGCTGTAGTGGCGGCAAGATCATCATTAGATGAAGAACATGAAGATGCATAATCTGCTTCTAACAAAGCATAACCATTGCCATCCTCATCATACCCATACCATTGTGGGGCTTCCAACTCACTGTCGTAACCATCAGGTTCAGTGATATCACCTGTCCATTTGTATAATTTTTGAGCCATATTACTTACCCCTAATTAAGTTGCATCCAAGATTCGATGTACTGGTCGCCAGACTCAATCTGTCCTTGAGCATTGTAACCACGAACCAAGATAGTGCCATCACTCATAAAGCAGAGTGAAGTTCCCTCTGAGTTATATGAGTAGCCCATTGTTATAATAGCCTCGACACTTCTCTGAGTTTCCCCAACCCAGAAGTTAGTGGTCGTTGTTTCTGGTGTACTCATCGGGCCAACATCTTGTCTAAAGTTCAAGATGTTAGTATTGCCATGATTGTTTTGATAATATGTAAACCCTTGGCTGTAACCATTTACATACAAATTACCAACACTATCTTCACAATAAATGTGGCTTGTTGTTTGACCAAGTATGCCAGACTGAGGCCAGACTTTTACAATGTCAGTTCTCGGAAATGTAAGAGCTGTACTGGTTGGCGCACTGTCAGCAGCAGTGGACACTGTAGTATTTGTATAAAGCATACTAGAAGCTGGTTGAATCGGACTAGATGAATTAGTCGTACTACCATCAGCTAACTGTCCGTTACCATTATCACCCCATTGATATATCTCTCCATTAGGTGCTGATGGTGTTCCACCAATGACTACGCCAGTAAAGTCTCGGCTTTGACCATGGGCATAAATTCTTGAGTATGTTGCAGAGCCACCAACCCTTGCGTAAGCATTTGCATTAGCCGTTGAGCCAGTTCCTAAAGCATTATTGCCGCCATACCCAGATGAATAAAGCTCACCGCTTTCATTTAGATAATAACTTGTCCCATAATAAGTCCAGCCACCAGCATAGTGTTGATACTGGTTGTTAATAATCTGATAAGCATCTGTTGCTCCAGATATTTGCGTCCAAGTATTAGTAGCTGTACTCGTACTGGTAATACCAGCAAGATGACCGTTGGTATTGTAACCTGTAGCAAAAACATCTTTATTTGCATCAACAGCCATAGCTGAATGATATCCAATTTCGATGTGAGTTACGTTACTCATTGTTGTAATTAATTGAGGGCGGTTTTGGTTTGTTGCGTTACCATTACCCAACATACCCTGCCTGTTGTGACCCCAAACAAACAGTCTGCCTTGTTCATCAATACCGTAGCAAGAATGTTCTTGACCAGAACCTTCGCCACCACCACTTGTCCAAAATCCACACAAACGAGTGCCAGTGCCACTGTGGGTTCTTCCCTGACCAAACGCAGGAACACGAACAAGATTATGGCGGTCTAGTGTATCACCAACGCCAAGCTGTCCATGACCATTATAACCAGCCGCAAACAATCCGCCTTTGTTAGTCATTACATAAAGATTGTAATACTGATACCAGATGCGAACAAAGTATTCGCCATCTTCTAATCCACCAAACTCAGGAGATATATTAGTTGTAATGCCTCTGCGATGAGTGTTGCCACCAGAGTTACCCATTACACGATAACCATCTGTGCCAGATAGAATGACTTCATGGTTCTGATTTAGATACGCAAAGCCACGATACCCACCACCGTATCCTGTCAACTTATCTTGAAACATAAGAGGACTCATCTTTGGATTAGGTATACCGCTTTCGGGTATCCAGTTGTTTGCATAGTCAGCAAGCCAAGCCCTAGAGCCAGATGCTCCATAAGTGGTTGCCGCATTGTGATGAACAACTTGGTCATAGTTTGGCTTAAGATATTTTCTACCTGACAAAGCATCTAAAGGTGAAAATGTTAAATCATTACCTGATACTGTTAGTATGTCGCCAGAACTACCCCGAGCAAGGCGTGTTGCGTTAGTACCATCGTGAGTAAGGATATCTCCTTGAGTAGTGAGAATGTTCGTTCCTTGCGCCACCAAATCCCAAAACGTCGTGTTAGAAGTTGTAGGGTTGTTGGCTTCCCAATGTGTTGTTGTGGTAGTCGCTGTGCCGATGCTTGCTGTAGCATTGATATACCTAAAGACATTACCGCCATCCGTTACAAGGTCATTAAGGGAATACTGTACAGTAGCATCATATGCTGGTGCAGACTGGTCAATGATAGCAATCCAAGTGCTGCCGTTATAGGAGACAGCATCATTTTTGCTGTACACCGTACTAGCGCTAAATGTGGATCTCCAGTTGAAACGTATTTTACCAAGGTTCAAAGTAGCCATTTTTCACACTCCTTATGGCAGGCCTATTTCAAGCTCACCGCTTGAGTTGATGGAAAAAGTCATACCTGACGATCCAATCATATAATTATCATAACTATCTATCCCAAAGCTTGCTGACACACCAGCCTCAGAAAAATCAAGTATAAGGTCACTGTTACTATCTACACGCAATCCATAGAAAACAGCAGTATCCGTAGCTGGTGGGGCAAACTGAAACCCAGTTGCACCCGCATTTACTTTAATAAAGTTGCCTATATTAGATGATGTAGGCGCTGGTATATTAAGAGCCGCCTGTGATGCCGCAGCAGCAGTAGCACTAGCGCTTGCAGATGTAGCAGATGTAGCGGCAGCATTAGCAGAACTTAAAGCAGCAGCAGCATTTGTTTGAGCCTGTGTGCTTGCACTAGCAAGACTGTTAATCTGTGAAGCAGATATACTTACATCGATGTCACCATTTGCATCAAAAGCCAAAACATTGCTGGCACGAACAGTAGAAATAGGTAACTCAATAGATGTAGTTGTATCTGAGTTTTTTAGTGATACGGCTCTTGCAGCGGCAGTTTCATTCTGCTGTGCAATAGCAAATATCCTATCAAAATCTGTATTCAAAGATGTAATAGAGAACGGCCCAGATGTAGGAAAATCTGTTGTTCTTTCAATTGCTATGTCACGAAATATAGTAATAGTATCAGTGGTAGTATAAGCATCACCAAAGGTAACATTACCACCAGAAAAGCCATCATCAACAGCATTGCCAGATACAGCAAATGTACCTGTACCTGTCCCTCTAGACAAAACAGTATCCACGCCAGAGGAGTCAGTTACGATAACGTTAACGTCACTCTCTGCAAAGAATGGAAAGTCGATAGCTAAAGTAGTAGTGTTAGCAACAATGGTATTGCCGCTATACTGTACTCTGGCATCATTATCTGCAATTTCTATAGTAGCCATACTGTTTTATCGCCTTATAGCTGTTGTTAAGCAATTCACATTAGTCAACTGCATAAAACCCCCTTGGGAACAGTGGGTGTGATTGATAGGGGGTAGCCCTTAACATACTATTCATAAACTCTTGCTCAAAAGCTCTACCTGATAATGCTTCAGTTGCCATTCTAGTAAAGTCATAAACAGTAGCACCACCTGGGCCAGCAAATGTGGATATTGTTTTTCTTACAGATGGCTTTTTTGGCTCTCCACCAGCAAGGGCATCTAAACCCATATTATTAGATGTCATTACTTCTAACGCATGGTTGAAGTCAGAGAGAATTGCAAACAAACCAGCCCTGTCTGCACCATCAGCTAACACCTGACCCCAAGTACGCTTTTTATCATATCCATACTGTATCTCTTTGATTTCATTAACAAGCATACCAAGAGACGCCATTGCCGCAGCGCCTATGTAAAAGTTAGCATTTCTTTCTTGCAAGCCAGATATAAGCATACGCTGTGTAGATGATTGACCAAAGCTTTTGAACTGAGCAATCATCCCACCTACATGACCCTCAGTCCACAGTGCTTTTTCACCTGTGTTCGGAGTAACAATGGTTCTGTTTATCTGTTGGTTTAATGCTCTTTTGAAAGCATCTGCCGCACCAGTATCAGTCCATGCACCAAGAACAGGAAACTTAAAAGAGCCTACTTGATTAAAGAAACCATCTACTTGCATCATAGAATTAATTCTTGATGCCATCGGCCCATCAATGCCGTTAGCTAACAAACGATCTCTATCTGCAATGGGTAGTGTTTGCCAATCTTTTCCTACAGCTTTAAGCATACGGTTACTAATTATAAGACCACTAAACTCTTTCATTACAGTAGTCCATATATTCAAACCATTAAGTAAGAAGAATGGAACTTGTATATTCTTTACACTTCTTTCAAGAGGACTCATTCTGCCAAATGTAGAGCCAGTGTCAGCCATAGCAAATGCTCTCATAGAGAGAGTCATGTCCAATGCTTCACCAACTTCACGAATCTGCTGTCTGTTAAGTTGAAGTATTTCTTTTCTTTGTGCGCTTAACAAAGCCTTCAAACCTGTGCCAAAGAAAGCGTTTAGACCTTCTGTCATAATTGGCCTTGCTATATCAGGTAGTGATGATACAGCTGCTCCACCCATATAAACCAATGGGCTGTAGTTCTTTAGCAAAGATACGCCTCTGTTTAACATAGAGTACGGATCTGATGGTCTGCCATAAACACCACGAAGCAAGTCTCTTATCGCTGTAGCATCTCTCTTAGCAGCGGCATTAGGCAATGCCGCAATATCATCTGCCATATCAACAGAACCAAACTTACGAGTAAGCTCAATATCCATACCCATTCTGCGTACATGGTCACGGATTACTGCTTCTGTATTAAAGTCCAAGAAGGGAACAAGAATCTCATCGTCTACATCGAGCATACGGGCTTGTGCGCCACCAGCCGCAACATCGTCTATAAACGAATCAAACCCTTCTAAGGTATCATCATAAGAGTTGGTTATTTTAGTCCAAGCTTGTTGTGCTGGCTCTCTACCAATCTGACCACCAACAACACGCATCCATTCTGCTTTACCAGCATCAGTAAGCAGATATTCAATATCATAGACTCTAGGAAAATAACCTTGTGAGCGTATGGTAGCTTGCACACCAGCTTGAGTAATAACGTCCCTCTTTGCCGCAAGGTTATCCATTTGATTTGATATCTTAGCAGCAGTTGTGGGGTTTGCAGTCTCTAGGCGCTCTTGTAACTTCGCCAGTTTCTTGTCAATCTCCTTAACCCATAGATTAACATTAGTACCTTCTCTGCGAACTAAGTCTAAAACCTCACGATATGCAGTTGCAGCCTCATTAACAAATGGCGTCATTTCATCTGCCATGTCGTCACCGCCACGCATCAAAGCCAAACCAACACGTTCATTGAACATTCTGTATAAGTCTGTATTTCTGCCGTGACCTTCTGCTCTTGTAGAAACCTTTTCACGCAACATTCTAAATGCGTTTGCAGTAACTCCAGACCTGTTATTATATTTACCTCTGTAGTTTAAGAACGCTTCCTCTGCTTTGGTGATAGCGTTAAAAAGAGGCGTAAGATATGTCGTCTTAAACATAGTAGACACAGAGTTATTATTCATAGGTATCTGGTCGTCTACCTTGTTTAGAATCATTCCAGCTGGCTCAACCAAGTCTTGAACCAACCTTGATGACTCTGCACCACCCTGCAACATTCTAAGCAG